AAAATTCAGACTGTGGATCACAGAGGATGTGTTCTGGTTAAGCCACACATCGACATCTTGTATGTTGAGGTCGTCCGAATCGCATTCAAAAGTAACCGCGTTCGGGGCCGACCAACCCACGAACTGACAATTTTGTACTCGGGCAGCGCCGTTAAATGAAATGCCGGAGCCCCCGCCCTGATACGGATACGACCCTGTTTGATAGGCGCTTATCCGCATCCAGTTCATGTCCAACCCGTCCCACGTCATCGTGCCAGACGAGAACTGAACGATTGGTGCAGTCGGAGTTGGTGCTAAATACGGAGATGGCAGCAATTGACTCTGCCCGTAGCCCGCGCCCTTAACCGCGAAGGCACCTGTGGCATTGGTTGTCGCCGCTCCAAACAAATTGAGTTGATTGATAATGAACTGGCCTGCCGGAACAAGTAGCACGCCGGAAGCCGCTACGGCCTTCACCATCGCCGCGTTCAGCGCCGCAGAGTTATCCTGCCCAATAACGAAAGTGACGCCCAATACAGCGCCGCCACCCGGTACTGCCGAAATAGTTGCGGTGGTAGAATTTTGAACACTGATGATCGTGGGCTGTATTCCTCCGACAACTGGGATCAAGCCAACACTCGCCCCAAGCAAGAAAATACATGCGCCAACATCCGCCTGCGTGAACTTAGCTGTTGCGGAGGTGATTAGGGTGGTGGAGTTGAGAACGCCATCCGTGACTGTGCGTGCCGCACTGAGTACGGGCTGGATGACCCAAGGCTGGCTGCTTCCGCCGCCGCCCTTCTGTAACGCGCCTATGGCAGCGTCGAGGGCGTTCATGTTGTAATCAAAGTCCCATTCGAAGGTGGGCGTAGACGGGCCGGACCCGCCGTTCATCGGACCACGCGTCCACAAGCCTACATTCGGTGTCTGTCCCATGTCATCCCCTTAAAGTTTCGAGGCGGTAGGAGTAACCCACCGCCTCTATATGTGTCGCGCTTACTCTGGTGTCGCCTCTCCCATGTCCTCTCCCTCGGCGCTCTTGAACTCAATAGGCTTGTGGGGAATTTCTGACTGGCTAGGCGTGTTGCTCGACTGCGCGAACAGTTCCAATGCTTCCATCCAACCGATTCGCGTGTGATTCCGTTTCTTTCGACCGTTGCGGACAAGATACTCTATCGTGTCTTGCGGTGTCCAACGCATCTTGCAAATGAAGCAACCGATCTTCTGGGTCTGATCGATGTATGTGTGATAGAACAGGGCGTAATCCTTGATCCCCGTCTTCGACTTAACTCTGCCGCCCTTCAAGTGGGTGCAACGCGACTGCTTTGCAAACAGCTTGTTGTTGCGGTTCAGCGTGTTGATCGCGCGCTGTTTCTGGCGGGCGATGCCTGCTTCCGCTTGCGCGGTTTCCGCTTTCGCGGCTGCTTCTTCACGACGCAGAAGACTGCGGAACAGCAAGTCACGCTGTTGCTCTTCTGTAATCTTTGCTGGCACTGAATCTGCCGTTGCTACCTTTACTGCCTCGTCCTTTTCTGCTTTGTTTGCCATTTCGACTCCAACACTGTCTTATACTGCACCAGTGTGTGTAATCCGGTTCCTGACTAGGTTGTCAGGTCGGCGGATGGTTCTGCTACTCTCTTCTTGTTGCGACGGGACCACAGCGTCTTCCGGTAAATGCTGCTGACAATTCCGCCAGTCGGCTTACCGAAAATCTTGTGGACCTTCTCTTCACTCATGATGTTCTTGACGATCAGTTGCATCAGTACAGTACGCCAACCCCGAAATCGTTCACCATTGGGTAGGTTGTGGGCGTCCAGCCTGAGGACAGACCATTCGTACATACACGGAATTTGCAAGTAGCAGACGTAGACCATTTGGGTGCCACGCGCTGCCCAGAGCCCCACCGTCCCGGCCAAACCATTATCGACCGTGAAGCAGCGAACCCCGTTGTCTCTCAGCTTTTTGATGAAGTCCCGAGTTGTGATGATGTGAACCTTGCGTGGCTTCTCATCCGTCAACAGGTCTTGATGATCCATCTTGTAGCCTTCGACTTGCTGATCCGACATCTCTTTTTCTGCGGCAAACGATTCTTTGACGAAATTCTTGTAGTCCTCAGGATGCGAAACCCAGTCTGGCGTTCCGCCAGCGAGTAATTGCTTAATGGACTCTTTCGTCGTACTATTGTTCATGCCGGTACTGCGAAGTGGGTCGTCAATGTTTTTGTACTCCTCATTGATTGACCAGTTCTGCTTCTTACCGCCTGCCAACTGTATTGCCATCGTCTTGCCTTTCTCTTTCTCTGCGACGCTTTTGCGCCTCAGACATTTTCAGTCTCACTTCAACAGACCTAGGACGCCTAGAGTGTGTTGTATTTTTCATACCCAGTCTTGCTGTGTTCCCCATCTTCGCAATTGAAATCTTTTTTCGGTGTTCTTCTGATTTAACATGTAGAGACATTTTTAATTTAGTCTCTTCCGTATGTTTGCGCCCAACCCATACCGCTCTCTTTTTCTCTATGGTCTCAGGAGAGTCTTTTCGACCTAAATGCGCTTCTCTGTTTTTCTGATTTGATTCTTCGGAATGCCTCAAACCAAGAACGCCGTCTCCGCCTTCTGTGATATTATATCCAAACGGCTTTCGGGTGTTAAGAGCTTTTATCATCCCTTTCTCATACAAATCCATTTCCCATTTAGTCCCAACTATTACGAGGGGTTTAATACAGAGATTTTCAGGTCTGTATTTTCGGACGGCATTGTACAGATACGGCTTATCACTGCTGCCTCTTAAAGCGTGGGCGACACAATGACTCCAGTACTTATCCAGGTCATTTCCGGAGTGCTGACCTACATACTTCTTTCCGTTGATGCTATTCGTAATCAGATAAACAAACATTCAAATCCTCCACAAAAGGATTTGTTCGAGGGGTGTTTGTGGCACCCCTCAAACGGTTTATTACAAAACTACCATAACACAGATGGCCGTCCGTGTCAAGCAGTCTTTGTTTTATTGAATCGCAGGAACAGAGTCAATAAAACGAATACGTTGCGTACCAGCGCCTATCGCCGGAGGGAGCGTTACAGTCTGCGTATTGTTACTCACTTTTCAGTGGAGCAAATCATTTCTGTTTGCTTCATACGGTTGTTGTTCCGTATGGTCGGACTATCGCATCGGCCCAAAGGCCGTCTCAGGGTTTAGTCTCTCACGGTGTCTTTCGACTTCCGCCTTGTTCCCCACTCGGGGGTTCAAGCCAATTACCCAAGATTCCGCATCGCGGATTACGCCGCGAGGGCACCAGATCGATGAAACTTGTAAGCACACCAGCCGCCGATTGTTGCTGTCGGATCGAAAGACGACGGAGGAGCATCAGTCACGACTTTGCAGTCGATGGTGCGCCAATCGCCTTCATCCAAATCGGTGTCGCCCGGAACTTCGAGCCAAACGCCGATCATGGCATAGTTACCGAACACATACGTACGGAAAGCGATGGAACCCGATCCGCTGTAGTTCGGAGTCTGCGTGACGAACGGAGTCTGACGGAACACAACGTTCGTGCCCGGCAACTCGATTTCTTTCGTCTGGTCAGAACCAGCCATTTCGTCGAACTTGCTCATGTTGGCGTACTTCCACAGATCGACGATTGAGTTGTTGACAGTCGTCGCGTTGTAGATGTCTCCCAACACGTTCGGGCTGATCGCGCCCATGAACTTGCCTTTCTTGCAGGGCAGAACGTCATTGCTGACGAGCTGCTGCTTCATCTCGCGGATCGTTGCGAGATCAAGGGTGAACGGCGTTGCCAGCAAACCACTCTGGTTGACCGTGCTGTCCACTGCCGCCGCGGAGTCAGCTACCGTGCTGTACAGTTCGGAAATGCTCTGTCCAGCCTGATATCCGAGTTCCACTGCGCTATTGCCAACCAACTCATCGATTGCCGAAGCAATGGCGAACGAGCTGAAGTTGGAATAGTTGTTCCACTCGCCGACTTGCGCGGGGGAACTGATCTGGGTGACTTCCATCGGAGAACCGACCACGCCGTCCGCTGACTGGGAAGTATCTCCGGCCAGTGTATTGTACTGGAAGAAGGTACGGTTGATACCCATGTGCAGGGGTTGAACGCGCCGCTCTGCGACGGTTACGAATGCGTCAGTTTCGCCCTTCAGGTTCGGGATCAATTCTTTGTCGAACAGAATTGCCTGAGCCGTCAGAACGTTTCCGACGTTAGATGCTGAGGGTGTAGGACCGCTCATAAAGCCTCTTTGTTACGAAACCAACCGCGAACTTATTTCTTTACCAACAGAGCATTGATTTTGTCGTAGAACTTTGGATCTAATTTGTGTCTACGCTTCATCTCGTCTGACGACATCGTTTTCAGTTCTTTGATCAAATCCGTTCGGGTCTGTGCCGCGGACTTAGGAACAGGTGCGACTCCCGTGAGAGTCGTGCCTGGA